CTAAGGTTAAGAACCAAGGCATGATGCGTAAAAGTGCTGGAAGGGGTCGATAATGGCTAATTACTCTAAAAAAGTAATGGGTAAAGAAGTGGGAGACGCTAAAGTCTACGCTCCCCCCCATACCATGAAAGGCAAAACAATCTCTGCCAAGGGACTGACTTCAAAAGGTATGACTGGCGCTCAAGAAATGGCTGATATGAATATCTCCGTTGATGGCATTAGCAAGAATCATGGTAAGGGCGTTAATAAGTACGGCAAGATTGAGATGCGTGGTGCTGGTGCAGCAACTAAGGGTCGTATGTCTAGCGGGAAGATGGGATGAACTACACGCAGTTAACTTCTGCAATTAAAGGTTTTGCTGAGAACGACTTTCCAGCAACAGTAGGCTCTTTTACGTCTCCTGAGCAGATTGCTCGGTTTGTACAGCTTGCCGAGCAAAGTATCTTTAATACGGTGCAGATGCCTGCTTTCCGTAAGAACATGACGGGAAACATGACTAGTGGCAATAAGTATCTAGCTACCCCGTCTGATTGGTTAGCTACGTTTAGCCTTGCGGTGATTAATGCGGCGAATGAGTACCACTACCTCTTGAACAAAGATGTAAACTTTATCCGTGAATCGTACCCAGATACAGACGCTGCATTCTATGCAGAGCCACAGTATTACGCCATTTTTGACGACAATACATTCATTCTTGGACCTACTCCAGACGCAAGTTATGCAGTAGAATTACATTACTTCTACTACCCAGAGTCTATTGTTACAGCGGGTACAAGCTGGCTTGGCGATAACTTTGATTCTGTGTTGTTATATGGTGCTTTATTAGAAGCGGCTAACTTTATGAAGTCAGATGCAGACACCGTTAATTTATACAAAGCCCGTTTTGATAGAGCAATGGTAGAACTCAAACAATTGGGTGACGCTAAAGATCGTCAAGACTCCTATCGCAGTGGACAAGTAAGGTACCCAGTTAAATGATTAGCGTTCAAGGATTAGGTGAATCCAGTGGGATTCAAGTATTTACTAAAGACCATGGCGGCTTTACTCCAGAAGAGATAGCCGAGCGAGCTTTAGACAAAATTATTCAGGTAGGCGACCAGTCGCATCCATTGGTTCGGGATCAAGCAATTGCTTTCCGCAATCATATTCGTGGTGTTCTAGTCTTTTACATGAATGAGGTAGTAAAATTTGATCGTGTGACCTTAGCTAATAAACTAAGAGAAGCTGGTCATCCTGAATTAATTAAACTTTTAGACGAATAGGAGTCCAAAATGGCTTTTACAGGCAACTTTATGTGTACCAGCTTTAAACAGCAAATCCTCCAGGGAGCGCACGATTTCACATTATCAACTGGAGACGTTTTTAAAATAGCTTTATATAACAACAGCGCATCTTTTACAGCTGCGACTACTGCATATACAGCTACAAACGAAGTAGCTAACTCAGGTACTTATTCTGCTGGTGGTGGTACTTTAACCAACGTTACCCCATCAACTTCTGGTACTACAGCGTTTACTGACTTTGCTGATATATCGTTTACGTCCGCAACGATTACAGCTTTTGGTGCGTTAATTTATAACACCACGCCAACTTCTGGTTTAGGGTTAACTAATCCAACTGTTTGCGTACTTGATTTTGGTGGTTCAAAGACCTCTACTTCTGGTACGTTTACGATTGTATTCCCAACCAATGACGCAACTAACGCCATCATCCGTATAGCATAAGGATGTTTGAGTGCCGACCTATACTGGCTGGAGCCGAGGCGACTGGGGTGATGGACCCTGGGGTGAAGACTACGCCGATGTAGAGGTTCCGCTTGGTGGTTGGAGCTATGGTGGTTGGGGCGAAAGCCCTTGGGGTCAAGGTAGCGCAAGCGTTGTTGGTACAGGACAGGTTGGTTCAGTTACTGTAGTAGTAGCTACAGATGTTAGTGTTAATGTAACGGGAGTTACAGGCACTGGACAAGTAGGATCAGTAACTGTTCAAGCTGGTGCAATAACTGACGTAACAGGACTTAGTGGTACAGGTCAAGTTGGTTCAGTTACCATCCAAGCTAATGCAGACGTTAGCGTAACAGGTGTTTCTGGAACTGGACAAGTTGGCTCGGTTACTGTCCAAGAGGGTACAAATGTATCTGTTACGGGCGTTTCTGGCACGGGTGCAGTTGGTTCAGTAACGGTTCAAGAGGGTGTAAACGTACCTGTTACAGGCTTGCAAGCAAGCGGAGCTGTAGGTTCAGTCACTGTCCAAGAAGGCGTAGGGGTTTTTGTAACAGGCGTTTCTAGTACTGGACAAGTAGGTTCAGTAGCTGTAACAGGCACGGCAGTTACAGATGTTACTGGGTTATCAGCCACAGGTTCTGTAGGCTCGGTTACTGTTCAAGCTGATGCAATAACTAATGTTACTGGAGTTGCTGGTACAGGTCAGGTAGGTTCAGTTACCGTCCAAGAAGGTACGAATGTATCGGTTACAGGTGTTTCTGCTACAGGTCAAGTAGGTTCTGTAACAGTTCAAGAAGGCGTAAATGTATCAGTCACTGGGCTTAGTGCTACAGGACAAGTTGGCTCAGTAACCGTCCAAGAGGGTGTTGGGGTTTTAGTTACTGGAGTTGCTGGTACAGGTAATGTAGGTTCTGTTGTTGCAACAGGTTCGGCTACTACCAACGTAACAGGACTTAGTGCTACTGGTCAAGTTGGTTCAGTAACAGTTCAAGAAGGTGTAGATGTATCGGTTACGGGTGTAAGCGGCACAGGTAATGTAGGTACGGTTGCAGTCACAGGCTCTTCTGTTACAAACGTCACAGGACTTAGTGGTACGGGACAGGTAGGTTCAGTTACGGTACAGGAAGGCGTAGACGTATCTGTTACAGGTGTTAGTGGTACAGGCAATGTAGGTAGCGTCACCGTTACAGGAACAGCCGTAACAGCTGTTACAGGCTTACAAGCTACTGGTGCTGTTGGAACCGTTACCGTCCAAGAAGGCGTAGATGTATCGGTCACTGGAGTTTCTGGCACAGGACAAGTCGGAACAGCCACTGTAACTGCTAGTGCAATAGTTGATGTAACTGGCGTTTCTGGAAGCGGTTTAGTAGGCACAGTAACCGCTACAGGCGGAGCTAGTGTTTCAGTTACAGGATTAGAGGCTACTGGTGCAATTGGTTCTGTATTAGTAACCGCAGATGCAAATACCTCAGTTACAGGCGTTTCTAGCACAGGTCAAGTAGGATCTGTCACTGTTCAGGAAGGTACAAATGTACTAGTTACTGGGGTTTCTGGTACAGGTTTTGTTGGTACAGCTACCGTAACTGCTGGTGCAGTTGTTGATTTAACTGGCGTTTCAGGTACTGGACAGGTTGGTTCTGTTAATGTAACAGGCACAGCAAACGTAGACGTTACTGGATTAAGTGCTAGTGGAGCAGTAGGCTCAGTTACGGTTGAAGGAGCTGCTGTAGTAAACCTCGTTGGGGTTAGCGCTACAGGTCAAGTAGGTTCAGTTATTGCAGAAGCTGGCGCAGATGTGCCTGTCACAGGTTTAGAGGCAGTAGGTAGCATAGGCTCCGTTGCTGTTCAAACAAGTGTAGTTGTTGATTTAGTTGGGGTTTCTGGAACTGGGCAAGTAGGGTCTGTAAACGTTCAAGAGGGCGTAAACGTACTAGTTACAGGCGTTTCTGGCTCTGGGCAGGTTGGTTCAGTAGATGTTAACAGTGGCACGGTTGTAGACGTAACGGGTGTAGCAGGTACGCTTTTTGTAGGCACGGTAACAGTAGAAGCTGGAGCAAACGCCCCAGTCACGGGTTTACAGGCGGCGGGACAGGTAGGAAGTGTTCTTGTAGAAGCCACCGCAGTAGTCGATGTAATTGGGGTAGTTGGAACAGTTTCAGTAGGAAGTGTAGCGGCAAACGGGTCAGCTGAAGTCCCCGTAGCAGGTCTAGAAGCTGTTGGAAACGTTGGTGATGTTACCGTAGAAACTGGTAGTATCATAGAAGTTACGGGCGTTTCTGGGGTTGGAGAAGTCGGTATTGTAGATTTTGCTGGTGACGCAAGTGTTGACGTTACTGGAGTTGTAGGTACTGGTGAACTTGGTGAAGCTACGGTCGTTATAGAGACTATAGTACCCGTGGTCGGAGTTGAGGCTACAGGGCAAGTTGGTACTGTTTTAATAATAAACACCACAGTTGTGAATTTGGTTGGAGTACAGGCAACAGGTCAAATAGGAAATGTAGCATTTTGGCTTACTATTGACGATAATCAAGATCCAAACTGGGTAAGCATAAATGACTCGCAAAGTTCAATTTGGAGTGATATTATTGACACACAAACGCCCAATTGGGCTGACATAGCAGCATAAGGATAAATTATGGCATCTACATATAGTGACCTAAAAATAGAACTTATCGGGACTGGTGAACAGACTGGTACTTGGGGATCCACTACCAACAATAACTTTTCTATCGCACTTAGCGAAGCTATTACAGGCTCTGCTAACGTAGCTTTCTCTAGTGCAGACGTTACTGTAACTCTAACTGATACCAATGCTGCTCAAACCGCTCGTAACCTGCGTTTAAACCTTACAGGCACTTCAGGTGGCGCACGGCAATTAATTCTAGGTTCAGGCTGCCAGATTGAAAAATTATATTTAGTAAACAACGGCTTAGCCGATGCGGTAACGGTTAAGAATACTTCAGGCACAGGAATCGCAGTCGCTGCTGGTAAGTCAATGTTTGTGTTTAACGATGGTACAAACGTAGTAGATGCAATTAATTACTTGTCTAGCTTAACCGTAGGTACTTTAAATGGTGTTATTAAAGGTACTACAGGCGTGTTGTCTGCCGCCACAGCAGGTACAGATTATGTAGCTCCTGGCACAGCAACTACCTTTACAGCCTTACAGACATTTGCTGGCACTGCATCAAACGCAGACCTCAAGACTTCTAATATTATTGAGACCGCCACAATATCAGCCACAGCAGCAACAGGCACAATTAATTTTGATATTACGACTCAGTCAGTCCTGTACTACACAACCAATGCGTCAGCAAACTGGACAGTGAACTTCCGTGGTTCATCAGGCACATCCCTGAATACCATTATGGCTACAGGTGAGTCTATGTCTGTTACCTTCTTAGTTACTAACGGATCGACCGCATACTACAACTCAGCAGTCCAAGTCGATGGTTCTTCTGTAACCCCTAAATGGCAAGGTGGCTCTGCTCCTACTAGTGGTAATGCTAGTTCGATTGACAGCTACACTTATGTCATTATTAAAACAGGAAGTGCAGCATTTACAGTACTCGCAGCTCAAACTAAATTCGCATAGGTCTTATAGATGCCACGCTTATCTAAAATTGGTGCAGCAGCCCTAGCAGCATTTGGTTGGACTAGCGGTTCTTTTGTTACTGCAAGTTACCTTGTTGTTGCTGGCGGTGGCGGAGGTGGTGGAACACGAGCAGGTGGGGGTGGAGCTGGTGGTTACAGAACAGGAACTGAATCACTTAACCCAACTCTTTCTTATACAGTTACAGTAGGCGCTGGAGGTTCTGGTGGAGACGGTGCTGCGGCAGCCGCTGGAGCAGATGGTGGTAATTCTGTTTTTTCAACCATTACCTCTACTGGAGGTGGTGGTGGTGGAGGTGCAAATACTGGTAATGGTAGGACTGGCGGTTCTGGTGGGGGTGGTTGTGATAATGGTACTGGTGGCGCTGGAACTTCTGGTCAAGGAAACAATGGTGGAAACGGACAAGAAGTTGATGGATTTACAAGATCTGGTGGTGGCGGAGGTGGCGCTGGTGCAGTAGGATCAAACGGTAGTGGTAATACACCTGGAAATGGCGGAAATGGATCATCTTCTTCGATTAGTGGT